TTTAGAAACTGCATATAGTTTTTGGAATACAAACGTAAAGTTATGGCAAAATAATACAACACTTTGGAATGTAGATGATAAAGATGATGGAGTTATCTATAAGGATAAAATATTCTGCACCAATCAAGATATAGACCAAGAAAATAATGACTATTATAACTTAAATAAAGGTCAATACACAACCTATGATGGTTATGATAATACTTATATAGTAATATGAAAAGACAAAGAAATAGTAAAGGACAATTTACAAAAGCATCAAAGGTATCAGAATTTGGCTTTGTTAATTTAAGCACCTACACAAGTCCAGAAATTAAAGAAGTAAACGGTGAAGATTGGATTGAGTATGGTGCAGATAACAATTACTTTCAATACCTAATAGATAGATACAATGGTTCTCCTACTAATAACGCTGCTATTAATGGCATTAGCCAAGCTATTTATGGAAAAGGATTAAACGCTACTGATAGTAACAAAAAACCTAATGAGTACGCACAAATGATTGCATTGTTTAAAAAAGATGTAGTTAGAAAAGTATGTTACGATTTAAAGTTAATGGGTAATGCTGCAATACAAGTAATTTACTCAAAGGATCGTAGTAAAATTGTTCAATTAGAACATATGCCTATTGAAACATTACGTGCTGAAAAATGTAATGAAGATGGTGAAATACCAGCATACTTTTATTTTGATGATTGGGCAAATATAAAACGTAGTGATGAACCTTTAAGAATACCAGCTTATGGAATGTCTAATGAGGGTATTGAGATTTATTACATAAAACCATATAAAAGTGGTTTCTATTATTACAGTCCAGTAGATTATCAAGGTGGGTTGCAATATGCAGAGTTGGAAGAAGAAGTATCTAATTACCACCTTAACAACATAATGAATGGTTTAGCACCATCAATGTTGATTAACTTTAACAACGGAACACCTAACCAACAAGAAAGACAATTAATAGAAAAAAAGATAGCACAGAAGTTTAGTGGTACAAGTAATGCTGGGAAGTTTATATTAGCTTTTAATGACAACAAAGAAAGTCAAGCAGAAATAACACCAGTACAATTATCTGATGCACATAACCAATACCAATTTTTAAGTGAGGAAAGTACACAAAAAATAATGGTAGCACATCGGATTGTATCTCCTATGTTATTAGGTATAAAAGATGGTAGTGGTTTAGGTAATAATGCAGAGGAAATAAAGACTGCATCCTTACTTATGGATAACACAGTTATAAGACCATTTCAAGAACTTTTAATTGATTGCTTTGACCAAATACTTGCATACAATGATATTGCTTTAAACCTATACTTTACAACCTTACAACCATTAGAATTTACAGATGTAGATAAGTCAGTACAAGATGATGAAACTATTGAGGAAGAAACTGGTGTTGAAAAAAGAAAATTTAGCCTAAAAAAAATTGATGGTAAACAAGCATACGAAACCAAAGAGGAAGCAATAAAGGTAGCAGAAGAAATGGGTTGTGGTGGTTATCACGAACACGAAGTTGAGGGTATTACATATTATATGCCTTGTGAAACACACGATGATGTTAAGATGGAAAAAGAACCTTTTTTATCTGATGAAATGGGGGAATCTATTTTAAAACATCTACAAGGTGAAAAAGCTGGTGATGAATGGGAATTAGTTGATGAATTAAGTGCAGATGAAAATATTAGTGATGAAGATTGGGCAACTATTTGTATAAAAAAGAAAAAAAGTTTATTCACAAGACTTTATGATGAAATTACATCTAAAAACAATGGTAGTGCTGAAAGTTATTTAGATAGTGAATATTACAAGATAAGGTATAAATATGTTGTAGGATCAACTAAAGCAATGGAAGATGGTAACCAGTCAAGAACGTTTTGTAAGAATATGATGCGTTTGTCTGATGATGGTATTATATACAGAAAAGAAGATATTGACCAAGCAAGTTTTAGAGGTGTAAATAATGAGTTTGGACATAAAGGTCAGAACTATAGTTTGTTCCGATTTAAGGGGGGAATTTACTGTAGACATAAATGGAATAGGGTTTTATATAGAATGAAAGCAACAACAGAACCATCTGAAAATTTAGATGACTATAAAAGAACAAGAGAAATACCAGCTAAATACGATATTAAACCAAATGGTACAAGAGAATCAGAAATAGCACCAATTAATATGCCTAATCGTGGTGCATACAACTAAAAAAATATGGCTACAACTTTATTTATAAATAGAACAGATTTGATCCGTAATTCAATTATGGATGGTAATGTAGATACTGATAAGTTTATTCAGTTTATTAAGATTGCACAAGAGATAGATGTTCAGCAATTAATGGGAACTAAAATGTACGATGGTTTAACTGCTGCAATACCTAATATAGATGATTCATCTAATGCAAGGTGGAAAACAGTTTTAAATGATTATATAGTACCTATGTTAATATGGTATGCACAATCTAACTATATGCCATTTGCAGCGTATCAAATAAAGAATGGTGGAGTATTTAAGCATACATCAGAAAATGCACAATCGGTAGATAAAAACGAAATAGATTTTTTAGTAGAAAAGGCACGTACAAACGCAGAATGGTATTCAAGAAGATTTATAGACTTTATGGCTTTTAACCAAACTACATATCCCGAATATACAAGCAATGTGAATGATGATATATACCCAAGTAATGATTCAACATTTAATGGATGGGTGTTATGATATATAAACCGAAAAAAGCAAACATAGAAAAATTAAAAACCTTTTTGAAAAAGGTAAAAATAAAAAACAAGAAATAGATGGCAACTTTATTTAACACTAAAATATCTGATACTTACGTAGGTCTATTAAAGACCATTGACAATGCAGTTATTACTGCAAGTTTAAAAGAATTAACAGATGGTTCGGGTAACCAATCGGGACTTTACTTAAATACTGCTGGAGATTTTAAGGTAACATCTATATTAGAATGGGGTTCTTTAAAAGATACGGGAACGGGAGTAACAATAACACAGTTTGTAACTGCATCAAATGGAATACAAAACTTTAACAACGATACCACAGTACCAACAAGTGCAGCAGTTAAATTATATGTAGATACTAAATTTGCAACAACAGATACATTAGCAGAAGTTTTAGTATTTGGAAATACAACAAGTGGTAGGGATATAGTAGTAAGTGCAAATGATGATATTACGTTTACTGATTCAAGCAAGGCTAAATTTGGTGCATCGGGAGATTTAGAAATTTATCACGATGGCAGCAATAGTTATATAGCAGATGTAGGAACTGGAGATTTAACAATACGTTCTTCAAATGATTTACGTTTACAAGCTGCATCAACAGAAGCATATCTAACTTGTAATGAAAATGGTTCAGTACAAATATACTATAATAATACGGAAAAGTTTGCAACATCAAGTGCTGGTGCAACAGTATTGGGTAATTTAACAGTAACGGGAACTATAACGGGAGTAGGAGGTAGTTACTTACCTTTAGCTGGTGGTACAATGACTGGTAACACTATACACAATGATGGTGTAAAAAGTTTTTATGGAACTGGTAGTGATTTACAAATAGTTCACGATGGTAGTAATAGTTACATAGCAGAAACGGGTACGGGAAGTTTATTTATTGATTCATCTAAAACAAATTTTCAAATAAATGGTTCTACTGCAATGATTGTTAATTTTGATTCTAAAATTGGAATTGGAACTACTAATCCTTTAGCAAAAACACACATATCAGCTTCGGGAAACTTGGCTATCCCAGCATTAGATGCAGCATTAGGAACTGCAACATCTTTAGCTATTGGTAATAATGGGGGAACTGTTGTTTTAGCTGCTGGTGTTAGCAATACTAACGTATCTTGGTTACAAGGTAGACAAGGAACTGGAACGGGTAATGCCTTTAATATAGCTTTAAACCCATTAGGTGGTAACATAGGGATTGGGACTACATCTCCTCAAGGCACATTAAGTATTAAGCCTTCTCAATTTAGGGAGTTAGATTTTATTGAATCAAACAGTCAAATGACAATAAGGTCAACTGCTCCAGATACTTCTTATAACTTAAGAGCTTTAGGAATAGAATCTTCAGACATAGTATTTAGGACAGGCTCAACTTCGGGAACTACATCTACACAAAGAATGGTTATTAATTCCTCTGGTAACGTAGGAATAGGTACTACTGCTCCTAATGATAAGTTACATATTTTTGGTACAACCGCAGCAGTTAAAATAGAGGGTAATGGGGTTACAAGTGCAAATTTAAAATTTAAAACAAACGATACAGACAGATGGAATGTAAATGTTCCAAGTGGTTCTACTGATTTACGTTTTACTACTGGTTCAAGTGATACATTAACTTTAAAATCTACTGGTAACGTAGGGGTAGGGACTACTAGTCCATATAGTAAACTCACTATAATACCATCTTCCAATCCAACAACCCCAACAGAGGCTAATCAGCTATCCATAGGAGAATCATCATCAAATTCAGGATATAACCTTCGTGTAGGATACTTTTTAGAAGGAGGAGCTTATAAGGGGTCTATTCAATCTATATCAGGTAATACTCCAAATACTCTTGTTTTGAATGGAGATGGAGGTAACGTAGGTATCGGGACTACATCTCCATCTTCCAAATTAGAGGTAAATGGAACTGCAACAGTTAATGGTCAATTAAATATAAATGGTGATGCAACAAGTTCTATTAGAATTGGTACTGGAGGAACAAATGCAGCTTTAATATACAGTTTAACTGGAGATACACTTTCCATAGGAGCAAACAATGCTACTAATTTTGTTTGTAAAACTAATAAAGATGTTGAGTTTAGAGGTAATGTAGATTTAATATCCAATGGTGCTTTACTTTTAGATAATTCCAATAACAATAACCAAATGTACATTAGAAATGGTGGTAGTAATGCTGCTGCTATTCAATTTGGTCACGGTACTGTTGGTGGCAATATTTTAATGAGTTTAGCATCTGATGGAAAATTAGGTATAGGGACTACATCTCCAAGTGAGAAGTTGGAGGTTAATGGAGATATTTTTATAAATGGAAGTGCAGCTGGAGGTAGAAGTTTACAGTTAAAAAGAAGTGGAGCAACCAATTCTTGGAAATTAACACAAGGACATTCAGATACTAATGCTTTAGAAATATTAGAAGCATCGAATACTCGATTTTTTATTAAGCCTGGAGGCAACATAGGAATTGGGACTGTTAGTCCGAATGCTTCATCTTTACTTGATGTTTCAAGTACAACAAAAGGTGTTCTATTACCAAGAATGACCACAACACAAGTAAATGCTATATCATCTCCAGCAAATGGACTTACAGTATATAACACAACCTTAAACACTTTATGCTTTTACAACGGGACAAGTTGGCAAAAAGTTACAAGTGCAAATATGTAATAAATAAATTAATAAATAAAAAACAAAAATTATGATTACTTACGAATGGAATTGCAAAACAGTTGATTGCTATGTTGAAACAGAGGGAGAA